CACGAAACACAAACGGTGATAACGTCCGTCAGCTCCATCGCAAGGCGTTTCCGAGCCTCCCAAAGCACGGTGCTCAATACTTCATTGTCCATTTTTTCAAGCTGGGAGACGATCTGCACCTCCTGTACGACCTCATTCGTCTCCTCAACGAGCTTTGCAATCCATTCCATCCGTTCCGCGTCGCTGTACTTCGTGCACGGCTGCGGCTTTGTCATGTCAATCTCTGCCATCTCAGCACGCTCCTTTCATGCGCCAGTCTGCGGCCTGAATGTTGACCGGTACTGTCATCTCTGAGAGCCGGCTCACGATGCGCCTCCCGAATACTGCCTCTAACTCCTTGCCTCCGCAGTTGGTCGTGATGACCGTGGGGAGCATGTGCTCGTATCGGTGATTGATCAGCACGTAGATCAGTTCCGGCACCCACGGCTTTGGATCCTCAGCTCCGAGATCGTCAAGGACAAGTACCGCTGCATCTTTTGCTGCTGTCAAAAGCTCATCTGCCTTGCCACCCCGGAGGCTGAAACTTGCCCGCATTTTGGCGAGCAGGTCAGGGACTACCACGAATATCCCGGGGATTCCCGCCTCTGCGATTTCGCGCAGAATCGACACCGCTAGGTGTGTCTTTCCGGTCCCACACCCGCCTTTCAGGAGAATTCCCGGCGTCTTTGGATCGACCTTGACGCTCTCACAAAACCGCTTGCACGCTATGAGTGCATGTCTTGTGTCTGGCGTCTGGCGAAACGTCGCGAAGCTGCGCGACCGGAATCGCTCACCAATGCCGCTGCTTCCCATGAGTTTCGCGATCCGCTTCTGCTCCTGCTGCGCTTTGTGTTTAGGGCAAACCGGGACGCAGGAGAGAAATGCATTGTGGTATCTGAGGTTCTGGAACTCCTGCCCGTTGTATCTGCACTCATGGCAATCATCCACTCGATACGGGCAGGCTGCACAAGCTGCATCATGCGCTTGCTTGATCTGCTCCGCCTCTGCTGCCAGGAGGAGCGCTCGTCCGCTGCGGATCGCCTCTCTCGGTGCTCCAATCGTCCGCAGAATCTCTTTCCTCCGGGGGCGTGCTGCCCAGATCATACGGGCTTCCCTTGACCGTATCTCCGTCAAGGTATGCAGCATACGCGGATTTCTCCGCGCCATCTCCTGCCATGTGCTCTTGACCGCTGTTAATGCCATGTTGTGTCCCGCCTTTCTTTCGCTCTGCCTTGAAACCGTCCCGCTTCCAGCGCTCGAGAATCGCCGTGATGTAGCGCAGGCTGCGGCCGTTGGAGAGTGCTGCCTCCTCGATTGCCGAGGTCACCCAATGCGCCCCATATTCATCCGTGAGGTCTGTGAGCTTGTCTCGCTCAATCTCTCCTGTGATGGGATGGATATTGTCCGAGAATGCTCTGAATACTGCTCCATGATCCGGTCCGTCTTGATCTTGAGGATCATCGCGCGTACGCGCATTAGCAGCAGTACCTATCCTATCCTTACCTATCCTATGCGGTCCCATTTGTGTCCCGTGGTTGTCCATTGGTTGTCCCGTGGTCGTCCGTGGGACGTCCCGTTTGTGTCCCGTGGTTGTCCCGTGGTTGTCCTGTACGATGTCGGGACGTGCTCTGTCAGCCCTCTGACGTGGCTCCAGCAGTAGGGTTTCGGGCATGACCTGTAAAAGCAAATCCTTGTAAATGCTGTTGACTTTTCGATCAGCGCGTATCTTATTGTTCTCCTGCCAGTCTAGGATATAAGTCACCAGATCCTCATTGAGAACTTTGACGAATCCCTTTGCGGCGAGAAGTCTAAGATCATCCTCCGAGGCATTGACCATCTGCATGATCGGGTATGCCTCGACGATGCCGTCATCATCCGCTGCCATGCCAAGGTGGAAGTAGAGCGCTTGTGTTGACCCCGGCATGCGGAGGAATCGGGCAGAACCGATGATCCTCTTAGAGAACATTCTGCGTTCTGCCATTTCCTTACCCCGCGATCTGTTTGACTGATCCGCCTGCAATTGCCACGAGGCGTGTTGGTGAATCCTCCGGTGTTACATTGCGCGGCTCGCGATCCTCGTCGTCAAATAGGCTCCCCTGTCCGCGATGCCCCTCGAGATAAAGCACTGCCTCCTCCTGCAGGTCACGCAGGTGCGCTACGGTCTTGTCTCCGAAATATCCAGGGAGGCCCTTCTCGGTATCCGTCTGTGGGAATTTGAACAGTGGCGTGTTGATCGTGGTCGTCGCTCTGGATCGCGGCATGCGGTATTCACAGGTGATGATCGCACCCTCATATCCGCTCCCATCTGTGGAGTAGCTGACGCCGGTTGGTATCATGCGCTCGGCGAGCTGTCCGGGGTCTACTTCGAGAATCTTGCAAACATCGACGCTGAGGAGACCAAAGATACGCCAGAACTCAGGCTCTGGTTCCTCCTCGAATTTCGAAGTGTGCGTGCTGATGAGGCTCTCCTCATCCTCTTTCTTGTCGTATTCAAAGACCAGTTTGCCTTTGCCGACCTTGATTTTCTTGATGGTGATATCCATGATTGTCCTCCTTTATGCGATATAAACCTCTGCGCCCGTCTCCTGCTGCACTTGCCGTTTGAACGCCTCTGCGTCGCTGTTGCCGTCCGAGAGATGCAGAAGGTAAATCTGCCGCACCTTACTCATGTCATTTGCTTGCAGAAGATCGAGAAGGGTCTCGATGCTCATGTGCGTTTGGATGACGCGCTCTGCCAAATAAAGCGGGATCCGCTCATGCTTGGCATTGTCAATGATGATCTCCTGCGCGTAGTTCGCTTCGATCATAATGTGGGTCAATCCGGAAAATGTGTATTTGACGTAGGCACTATCGGTGATGTAGACGAGCTTTTCGCCCGTCTCCACCGATGTTGCTTGGTATCCGTAGCATGGTGCATCATGCTCCGCCTCAAATGGCAGGATCCGGAATGTCCCGATGGTATGCTCCTGTAATGGTGCCAAGGCCCGTACTCCCTTATGGAGCTCTGTAACGTCAGGGTTGCTGTAGACCGTGATTCCGCGCTGCAGGAGCTTTGGGATTGCCATTGCGTGATCGCCGTGCCGGTGTGTTACAAGGCAGGCGTCAATGCTGCTCGTTTGGAATCCGCATCCGACTTGGATGCGCTTGAAGGAGATGCCTGCATCCAGGAGCAGGCGTGTCTTGCCATCCCCGATAAGGTAGGCATTACCGCTGCTCCCGGACGCGATGATCTTAATGTCCATTAGAAATCCATGCCGTCGTAAACGTCAGCCGCCGGCTCTGCTTCCGCTGGAGGTTCTAGCTCCCCCTCAATCGGCGCATCGACTACATCAGCCTCAGCATCGATCGTCTGCTCTGCTGCAGCTTGCTCGAGCGGCGTCACATTCTGCGTTTCCGCCCGGTCGTAGTCAACATCCGAGCTGATTGCAGTTGCGAGATCGCTCTGCATGTCGATGCTCATGATGCCGTACTTACTGATAAGCTGCTTGATCACCGTCTTGAGCCCCATCGCGTCGAAGTTTGTCTTCCAGACGCTGGAGGATCGCGAGAAGCTCTTGGAGAATGTCTGCGCGTGCCGCAGCATATCCTCAGTGGTCATGTAGATGGTCTTGGAGAATCCGTTGATCAGCTCGAAGTAGGCAACGTATCCGACTACCTTGTCGCTCTTTTTCTTGCCGCGGATGATCCCACCTGTTACGAAGTCGATGTCCTCGATCTGCCCCTCGTAGACGACTGCTGCATTGATGGTCTTGTACTGCCCCGTACGCATCGCCAGCTGGATGTATCCCTTGTAGCCCATCTGGAACTGCGCCTCTTTTCCGTATGGGATGATGTACGCAAATCCGAGATTCGGGCTGATGGGAAGTTTGAGCGTTGCGGCGGTCATTGCCGCACTGAGGATCGTCTTAGGATCTGCAGCCGCAAGCTGCGGAGTGGACTTTACGAGGCTGAGGAGACTTGTCACGAATGCCCCTGCGCCCTTGTCGAGCACCTCTTGGAATTTCTTTTTGACGTTATCGCTCTCGACCCAGTTCTCGATCGTTGCGACGTTTGTGGTGTTGCGTGTTGCTACTGCCTGTGACATGATATTGTCCTCCTTAATCCTTGAGCTCTACTCTTATCACTTGATCCTCTGCTGATACAATCAGCCGGATCAGCTGTGTATCGACATTGAGTGGTGTGCTGACGCTCTCTCCCTGATCCATGATGATCGGGAGATGTACGCCGTAGTGCTTGGAAAGCGTCGTCACAATGTCGAGTTTGGCGTTGACCTGCGCAGCGTAGTTGACGCTACGGTACTCCACCCACTCACCGTCTTTGTTGCGGATCGTCGGTTCGCAAATCTCCCGCAGACCGCCGTTGATCTGGTCGCGGAAAAGCACAAATCGGACGAACTTGAAATGCTCGTTGATGCTGTCTGTTACCATGCGGGCCTTTATCCGGACGAACTCCTCGCAGAGATGGATCCCATACTCGAGATTCTCTATCTGCTCGGCAGCCTGCTTGAGTTCCTGCCGCAGCTCTCCGACACGCTTACGGCTGTCTTCGGAAGCCTTAGCCTTTGCAATCCGCATGTTGACCGAGGCGATCTCGTCTCTCACTGTCTGGATGTCGCGATCGTAGGCATTTGCCGTACCATCTGCCGCACTCTGTCCGAGACGCTGGCGGTCACGCAGCTCCTCCATGCGGGAAGTGATCTCCTTGCACTCTTCCGTCTCTTCGAAGGGGGGCGGCGTTGTGATGATCGCCTTGAGCGATCCGATACGGTCCTCCATCTCCTTAACGGTATTCTCCATTGCCGTAATATCTGCCGCCTGTATGTCGATTTCAGCAGTGAGAGCGTCGATCTTGTCCTTGCTGCATTCCTGCCCCCGATGGTTGATGTCCTCCTTCTCGGCGGATTTTTCCTCATTGAATGCAGCGCGCAGCTCCTCCACCTGTTCGGAGGGGAGCTGCTGATGACAGGTCGGGCAAATCTCCGCCCCGGCATCCCACTGCCGCGCAGCGACTTCGGCGTATTCCTCCATGAGCGCCTTGCGCTGCTCCTGCATACGTTTGAGCTGCTCAATGTTGTTTTGATGCTTGCGCTTGAGATTGTCCAGCTTATCTGAAACGTCACGCTTGACGTCATTCATGTGGTCGATATCCGCATTGAGTTCCCTGTTTGCCGACGCACTCTGCTCGATGTAGGCTGCACGCTGTTTGGCAAGATCGACCTCAAGGCCTGCAATGGCAGCACGTGTTGCCTCCTGCTGACCATCCTCAGTATTCAGACGTCGTTTTTGCTCCTCGATGGAGGATTTCTTTTCCTCGAGCCGATTCAGCTCTGCGTTCAGGGCCTCCATGTCCTCGACATTCTCAGCAATGTTCTTGCTAGCTTCGTCGATGCGTGTCGGCAGGAGCTCTAGGTCCTTGTTCAGCTTGCTGCGCTGCTCGGCCGCGATCTTACGCCACTGCTCGATCGCATAGCTTTTATCGCTGTTTCCGGGGATCGTGAGGAATCTTTCGAGATCGCGTAAATCCTCGCTCTGCGCGATAACATCGGAATCCGTGAACTCACCCGCCATCTCAAAGAGAATGCGGCGTTTATCGTCGGTCTTCATGCTGTCGGAAAAGTAGCCGAGTACCATCAGCATCTTAACGCGCTCAAGGTCGATACCACATGCCGTTTCGAGGGTTTCTGTGTACTCCTTCTTTTTGGACTTGACGCCGTCGACATAGTAGTCTGTGATGTTGCCGGTGAACTCCTCGGCCGCTGATCCGCGTTTGCGCGTCCACTTCTCGTAGAATTCCTTGGCAAACGTGACCCGCTGCCCGTCGGGGAGCTCCACATCGATGGATGCTTTGTGCTGCAGGCCGTGCGCCCCAGTGGTCTTGGGGTCAAAGTCAGCCTCCTCGGTCGCCGGACGATCAATCAGGAGCCAGCAGATCGCATTCGCGATCGTGGTCTTGCCCGTCCCGTTTGCTCCGAAAACATCCGCGTCCTTGCCGTCAAAGTTGACGGTGAGGTCTTTGATGCCGCGGAAGTTCTCAAGCGTCAGGCTCAGTATCTTCATTGTTTTTCCTCCTATTCCGTGATATAATCACGGTAGATTGTTATCCTTCTGCGCTCAGAGCGGTTGCCGCCGCTCTGGGCGCTTTTTCTTTTGCATTCAGCCGCCGCGCCGCCTTGATCGCCTCATCATGCGTGTCATAGAGGCAGATGTCCAAATCCTCCACACCGTCAACGATACGGAACACGCGGTGCATCGTCAGATTCTTAGTGACAAGCTCGCGCCGCGTCTGCCACTGTGTCATTTCGTCTCCTCCTTTTTGTTGAGTTCCCGCACAAGACCTTTTACCATCTTCCTTGCGCATATGGGACAGATTCCGAAGGTGACACCATCGTATCCAAGGTTTACGACAATCTGCTTTTTAGTCAGTTTGCCACACGCCCAACATGATTCGCTGCTCCCCGTCCTTGTTGTCACTCTCATTTTTCTTCTCCCTTCACCCAGTACGTCAGCGTCAACTTGTCGCCGGGATAGATCATCCCCTTGCGTTCGAGGAGCCACGGGTTAAGCTCCTCGATACCGCTCTTGTATTCGAGGATATACCGGCGCGTGCCGGTATTTTTCTTGAGATACGTTTCTGCGATGCCCCAGAGGGTGTCGCCTGGCTTGACCGTGTAGACCTCTTCGATGATGATGGCCTCCTTACCATCATCCCAAGGATTGACGGCCCCGGAACATAGGACCGCCGTGCCTACAAATGCCCCACCGATGATGATGTTCTTCCAAAGCTCACGCATTTTCTGCCACCTCCTTTCAGGCAATGATCCGTTTGCGCGGACGTCCACGCCGCCCCTGCTGCCGCGCCCCGGCCAGGTGCTCCCGATCCA